AGCGACATACTGAATAACTTTCTTTGCATCTCTATTTGAAGCTGCACTAACGACTGATTGAATGATGCGCTGCATATCAGCAGCAGTACTCTTTCTCTCTCTTGCATGTTCAATGAGACTCTTTGTTTCTATGATGAGTAAGGAAGCAGAGAACAGTAATGTACAGATAGGGAAAGTCTTAACACCTAACAGAGAACAAGACGTGAAAATCACGACATCGATAATCAAGGCGATAAGAAGAAATCGCCAATACTCACCAATCTTACCAAGCGTCTTGCGCATAAGGTGCGAAGTCAAAGGCTTCTTCAACTTATTTTGCGTATAAACCCTATCCCACAAGTCGATGAAGGCTGCGCTAACAACCAAAGCCCACATCACGACACATGTTATAAGATGTGTAGCTACAGAGTGAATAAACTCTGGTGTAAACTGTAATTCAACTATATCCATACGAACACCTCCTTTACAATAGGAAAAGAAAAACACCCACGATCGCACCAAGCATACCTGCGCATACGTCGAGCCAATCGAACTGCTCCTTTCTGTAGTAGTAATCGACACTCTCTTTTCCTGTCATGACGAAGAATGCTGGTACCAATGCGAAGATTAAATACACATCAATAGCATGTAAGGCCTTGCACACAATCATAGAAACGACAAGACCAGCAAACATGTGCAGATACTTATCGCTACCAATGGCAGCGAGCCTTTCAAAAATCCTGTAAATACAATCTAAACTTTTCATATCACTATTTTATTTAGTTAAACATCCATATTAGGTGCTGGTATAACAGCTGGTGGTTCGTCGCCATTCGATGGGTTGATTAGGTTTCCACCACTATCAGAAGAGAAGTTATTTCCGCCTAATTCTGAAACATACGACTTCGTAATAACCGTGTCGTAATAAACAGACCGCACAGAGTAAGACATCTTTTGAGCTACAACCGCACCTCCACTTGTAGAGCCTATCTCGAACAGTCCACCATAAATCATTTCTCCACTCTCTCCAATCTTAAGTGTGATAGGAGTTGTAGCTGCTATTATAGCCTTATTGTCGTCTGTGTATTTCTGTCCTAACTGTAAGGTTATATATTCATGTGACTTATCATCAAGCGTAGCAGTCAACTTAATATCACCACCGCCATAGGTATTCTGTTGAAAACCTCTATTGGTGATTTTTACAATGATATTAACACCGAGATAAGCCTTACCATCACGCTTGCTAACGAAGTATCTGCTGGCATTAATCAACTCCATATCTACTCCATACTTATTCACTATACCACGATGATTAAGCATTATCTGCGGCTGTCCGAGTTCATTCGTAAGAATGATGTTCGGATACCCGTCAACTTCACCGAAGTAAATTGAACCGTGTTCACATCGCATACGTACACGAGAAGCATCAATCGTTCCATCTGAAGCTACGAACGCAACCTTACCCTCTGGAGTTTGAACCTTGAAGTTCTTTGCATTGACGGTGAAAGAGCTATTCTCACCATCCATGTGCATACCTACAGCTTCAAGACCAGTACGCAAGTCTTTCACAAAGGCGGAGATTGATTTACCACCAACATTAAACTCAGCCTCGAACTGTTTAGTAGTATAATGTTGTGCAGACTGCCAATCTTCGATGCTAAACTCTTCACCCTTTTTCTTTGGCTGAATGCAAACAAGCAAGTCGTTACGATACTTATCACCGAACGTAGCATTGGTCCACTGATCGCCTGCATCGTATGGAGGAACTGGTATAGCTTGCACGAACACTCGTCGCTTACCATCTGCTGTGTCCTGCGCACGCTGTGCTGCTTCAAGAGACTTCAATACGTCTGCGTCGGTTATTTCTTTCCAGGCAAAAGACCCATCTTGGTTTTTCTCGAATGAGTATGAGCGACCGCCACCTGTCTCGACATAAGAGCGATTATAGTAGACATCATGCTCGTGCATTTCTTTCGTTTCGTCGTCCGTCCACTCATTAGCCGGCTCATTCGTCAATGAAGGAACAGCATCACCGAAGTAGAAGGTGATATTCCTATCTGACTGCTGCATAACCGAGCTAATACGTCCCTGCATAGACTCTAAGAAGTCTTGCAGGCGGATATACTCACTACGATTAGCAGGGTTTTCAACACGTATTTCGAAGTTCTGTTTGTCGAATAAGAATATAGGACGAGGAAGGGTAAAGCTATTGATACCCTTTATGATTTTAAAGAAAGGCGCACCCTCACCTGCTGCTGATTGTATGATAGCACTCTGTCTATCTTTATCAGTGAGGTTACCCAACTGCACAACCTCGTCACCCACCTGTGGAACATCGCTACCGCTTGCGTAGTCATCTACATTCGTATTATCTGCAATGTCTACGTAATCAGTACCGACAGCGATAACACGCCTATGCCAGTAGTGGTTAGACAACTGACCGCCTGCATCTATCAAGTTGAAAGTCTCGCACAGTGCAAGGTCATTCACTTGCATAGAATTATAGATTCTGCGTCCGTCAGCATCTTCCTGACGGAAGTAACATCTCCAGGCACCAACAGTCCTCTCAATCTTAGATACCACGAAACTACCAGCAGAGTTCACAATCTTACCCTTGATGTGTGAGGTCTTCATTATCTCAACCTCTTCTGCGGTGAGCTTACGATGCACGTGCAGATACTCTGCATCAAGATGCCAGTTACCTTCTTCATCTTGATAAATGGATATACCAGACTCGCCACGGACAGACTTGCCAAACACGATACCCTTCATGAATGTAGTCAGTGAGTTAACGATGGTATCTTGATCGGTGCGAACGATTTTCTCCCAGTCGACACTCTTAGGGTCAAGCGAGCGAGCAGACTTTGCTTCGTCAGCTAAGCCAGCGAGTATCTTCTGCGCATCCAAGGTGAGGTAACCTCCAATACGATCGAGCGCATTCAGTACCGACATATTGTCGTGGCGGTGTCCAAACGCACCATCACCCTTGTAAGCAGCGGTGACTTCACGAGAGAACCACTCAAGGATAGCTTCAGCTGTGGTAATATTCCACTTATCAGAGTAAGGACTCTGAACTGGAAACAAAGCCCCACTGCTCAGCGGTAGTCGCTCAAGCTCAACTAAGCGTGGGGCGATGGTAAAAGACCCAACATCTGGTATCTTGATATCCAACATTGCAGGTGCAGCGTCCTCTGACCTGGTAATATTCAGGTAAGGACGTGCATCTGCGTACTTATAGGTAAATGTATAAGATGAAGGGAGGTCTTTTGTCTGCCAACTGACGTCGCTCTCTGTTACGACAATGCGACGTACATAGTTGCCTGTGTAGAGGAACTTACCCAAGGAAGGGAAGAAGTCGAGCAACCACTTACGCTCTTCCTTAGAGAGGAAGCCTGTGTTCTTCTTGTATTCTCTGATCGTGTCAACACGATACTCTTCTGAGTCGTTCTCAATCTCAGCTACATTGTGCGTGTGTTTCGCTGTGTTCTCTGCATCACCATACGCACGGAAGGTGTCGATACCACCGAGTGAATTTTCGAAGAGCACCCACTGTTCTTCTTCGCTACGAATATCTGAAGCATAGTATCTCTGAATGTAGGTGAGTCGAGTTCCAGCAGCATCTTCTATCCATACGTCATAGTAGCTTGGCATCTTGCCTAACTTACCAGCGATGACTCCATATTGCATCGGCATCGTCCACACCTTACCGTGAGAGAGGTTGCCGAGTTTGATGTCTGTCTGAATATAGCTACCGTTCTCTTCTATATACGCACGACACTTCGCAACACAGTCCTCGACAGCGTAGTAACTAAGAAACTCTGGCGTGTAATAGGTAACAGGCTTGACGGTAGGCTGCCACGTCAAGAAGTTACGCTTCAACCAATCTGAAGCGGTGTCAGCGAAGTTGTCAATACCAGCACGGAGTACCGTGAATTGCCAAGACTCTTTAGCAGCTGTCTTATCTTCAATGAGATTAACAAGGAACTCACGAGCAATGTTCGGTTGACGATAAATTGTAGTCGACTCCTGGAGCTGAAAAGATAGCAGCGGAGTGATGATATTCTCTAAGTCTATCTCTATGCGCTTAGTCTTGTTAGGAGTATAAGTGTGCTGCACAATGATTTCATTCGAGTCTGCATACTTCAGAATGAATGTAACCTCTTGCGTGCTTGATATGATAAAGTGATTCATCGAGCCCGTCAGGCTGAGAGAATCAGGTTTAAGAATAATATCCATGTGCGAATTGTTTATCACAAAATTACCATATATATGGGAAATGATAAAGGACAGGTTTACGATGCAATTAAATCGGCACGCACTCCAACCACACCTCTATTCGAGTGTATTCGTATTCTCCATGACGAAACAGCGCACCACGCCTTGTTTGTCTCTCCGTATATGAACGCTGCTTACCATATTGCACACCAACATACTCAGCTGAAGGTAGAGGAGGGTAGACCGTGACGAAGGTCTTGTTTCGTTCTCGATCAGCTGCTTTGTATTCTTCCCAGCTGACTTTTGTTTGTTTTTCTTTACCCACCCACTTATACTTCACATCCATAGCCTTGAGTTGCTCATTGATAGTAGGAGCAGTAATGGTAGGCTGCATAAGTGACACCGTGTATAGTTCTGATTCTACTGGCTCATTCTTACCACCAAGTGTGAACTTGAGTTTGTTGAAAAAGAACGGCACACCACGAATAACGACCTTAGTATAAGAGGATAGGTTCTGTTTCTGTGACTGAGATAGCAATAGCTTCACCTTCATATCGTGAAGTGAATTGCGCAGCAGCAAATCATATTCACGGTAGAACTTTTCAAAGATGCCTTGTGGTCCATTGTAGTGCAGAGCGTAATCGAAGATGCGAGGATGTGAAGGTGCATTCACATCGTAAGCTGAGATTGTTCCTGCAGGACGACCGTCTGAAAGATAACTAAAGGCGAGTATCGTCTTTTGTTTATTGGCGGATTCCGAGGTGCTCTCCTTCGGTTCTGTCGCAACAACCATCTTCGAATTGAGTGACATGTATGAACCTACGTAGAGGAATTTACCCATATCATAGGTAAAGTCTTCCTCCTTGATAGTTGCCTTATAACTAAGCATTCGTAACTCTGGTATGAGTTCAGGAACCTTTATCTCTTTTGCCTCGAGCGTTTCTCCCGTGTTGTAGTCTTGCGAAGCTTCGCCTATCTTCACCGTCACTTGGAAGTCGCCAGACCATCCAGTCTTATAAATAGCTCCATCGATAGGGTCGAAGTAAGCGTTCGGGTTCGCCTTTACTAAGCTGTCTATATCGTCGTAGGAGTCTGAGATTTCAGAATCAACCTTCTCCTCTGCTGAGAGAGTCACACGCTTATAGTCGTTCTCTGACTTATAAGAGAGTGTAGGTTCTTGGGTTACGCAATGGGTAAGGTCGGTGTTCGGAGCTTCGTTCAGTGCATCACGTAGGAAGATGATATCTGCAATGCGCTTACCTTCATCAGAGGTGAACTCACAGCAGAACTTCTTACGAAAAACAGAGATAAAATCTGCACAGGTAATATCAGGTACAAGGTCAGCGACCTTTATCTTTCCATTCACCAACACGTCCATAACATTGTTTACGACTACCATCTTATTGAATGGTTCTGTGCGAGTAAAGAAGTTCTCTTGCAGATCATACCCAAAGTAAGCGAATACACGCTTAAGAAGATAGTTAGCACGAATGAATGGCGACATATAAGATCCAGGTGCGAGCGTAATAGGTACGTCGTTGACATACTCTGCGCGCTGTACTGCATTATAGAAGTCACAATCCTCACCGCTCATATCGGGGTGAAACGATGTAACTGAAGGTACCTCTGGAAGGAAGTCGTAGATTTTGTCGTATCTCAACACCTTTTCCTTACCAAACCCATTTAACACCTTATAATTAAGACCTTCCTTTTGTCCAGAATCATCCGTGAAAAGCACTGGGAAGATACCG